CCTGGCCCGAAATGGTATCTCCTGCTCTCAAATAACCCATTTCCATCCTCCTCTCTTAGTGCCGTCAGCACGAAGTTAAGCATTGACGTTGACAGTCATGTATAACTTTTCCATACTGTCAACGGGCTGAACTTCGATGTCGACGACTACACTGTCTACCTGCTCACCGGGCAGAACCTTTATGTCGGACGAATCGAAATTGGTGATAGCACCAATACCTACCAACGCATCCATGAAGGAAATCAGCTCAGCTTTATAGATATTCCTTCCAGCTGCATCATTGTTGACCTTTCCTACATAGCTACGATTGAAGGTGAGTGCAGCAGTGTTACCGATTTCGTCCAAGCATCTGATAACACGGTTCTTGCTGAAAGCATATCCTTTGTCGGGAGTAAAGGTATGCAGGCTGTTGATATCCTGCTCAACAACGACAGCGCCGTCCTGACGATAGCTGAGAACGAACCATCCTTCTTTCAGTGCATTCTCAATTTCATCGTCCGGAATGTATTCGATTATTTCAGTTGCGTCAGGCACAACATACCCAGTTCTGCTTTCATTGATTGCAGCACCGGCGGTAAGGCTTGCTACCCAGATCGGGAAGAGCTGAGGCGTTACGACATCAGTTGCAGTTTTGAAACCCTGTTTGACGGCTATGATGCCTTCGTAATCGAAACTGTTGTTATTATACACAACAGCCTGAACTTTCTTGCCGAAGTCCTCCCTGGACCGTTTAATGTGCTGATATACGAGCGCCGGTATGGTTTCATCGTCCGTGAGAATCGCCATGCACTGCCACTGAGCTGTGGTTATCAGTTCGAAGAACTTAGTATAAGCATCTCCGGATATCTGACCATTGGTTCCATCAGTCAGTGAGACGCCCACTGTGGTTGTGATTGCATCTGATTCATGCCCTTCTTCGACTTCGAACTCGACCCACGCCGATTCGATATCTTCGAAATCCTTCATCGTCGACACCTCAAAGGACTCCTTCACAACACCTTTGAAGAGAATATCGACTGCGTACAGATTATCGGATTTCTTAGTTACAGCAACTGACAGATTGTTTCCAGTAGTTCCCGGATACTTGGCGATAGCCGTCAATGCATTCGCTACTACGGTTGCTGATGCTCTCACTCCGCCGCTATTGAGCCTGAATACCAGGGCTTTATAGCAGGAAGAAAGTGCGAGCCTGTAGGGCAGGCTTTCATCTTTATCAAACGCCGTGCAGCCGATTTTGGGCAAGCTCTTACCATCCATCAGATCCGTTCCGAGCAGCTTAATCAACTTGTCGGACGGGCCCCATGTCATCGGGAGAGCAACTGCAACAACGCCTCTATCTCCCAGAATGCTTGACATCTTAGGCACAGCGACGAAGTTAATGTAAGCTCCTGGGCGCCTCTTGTTCTGAACTGTCCAAGTACCTCCTGCTGGCATTATGGTTCACCCCTTCTTATTGATATAGTATGTGTAAATTTCTCCATCTTAGGAGTTATGTCCTCTTCAACCTTGATGACTTTGAACGTGTACCCAACTATGACGTGAAGCACGTCTTCTTCAATGCGGCATTCAATTGAACGAGCTTTAAGAGGGCGATCGTCTAACATCAGTGGATCAATGGCTGATAGAATGCTCTCTGCCATGTTTCTACCCCAAGACTGAACATCCATCTGTTTGTCAGCGGGGTGGACCCTAACATCGATGAGATAGTTTCGTTCGCCTCTATTACGAAGCTCAGGGCGTTGTGTCATGTTTATCTGGTGAATAAATGCACAAGGTTTAACCATTCCTTGCTTGGGTTTGTTCTTGTAAACCTTAGCAAGTTCAGCTTCAGTGAATCTCTGGCGTATAGCAGTTGATATAGCACTGATAATACTGTCACCCTGTAGCACTGACTACAACACCCCTAATTCTTTCAGGAATTTTCTAAAATCCGCATCAAACTCTGCGGGTAATTCACGTTCAACTTCATCTTTTGAAACTGTCATCATGAAGAATCCATCAACCCAATCCGGGCTTCCTGGTTGAGCTCCTGACTTATATGGTTTAGCGTGGCCGTATTCAACGAATGAAGCATAATCCTGCTCATTTACGAACCATACGCTAAATGTTCTTCCTTCCTGTGTGACAGCTGGCGTATCCAGTTTCCAACTGTCTCTCAGCGCACCTGTATCTACAGGAGTTCTGGGCTTAACAGCACGAATGAACTTATCGCCTTGCTTTTGCATAAACTGCTTTAACCAGTTATTGTACCGGTTCGTCATGCGAATGAAGTTCATTTGGTACTGCCTAAAATGAGAATAATCAAAACCCATTATGCGCTCCTGTCTATCGAGATAAGAAACTCGATATGATTAGGATAAACATTAGGTAACCCTGCGATTCCTTCGTATTTATGCTGGACACCGTTGACCGTTCGAATAGCGACCACATAGTCACCTTCACGAATGTCTGTCTCAATGTCGCAAAAGATTTTTACCTGATATCGAACCCTGACTTCATCGATTTCGCTATCCTGTGCACTCTCCATACTAGGGAACGATATAAGACAAGGAACCGCAAAGTACTTGGGGGTGTCGGGTAATACTGTGTCTTCAGTGCCGTCGTCGTTTGTGACGGACTCGTGCCGGTATATGTCCATTGCATCAGTTAGAAATCTCTGAACAATATATCTCCAACCGTCCATTACCATATCCTCCTGAACAGATTAAGCTGTTGACGATAGTTCATCACAATGTCGTCTAAGTTCGGCATGTGCGAACGTAGAGCTTTAGTTCTCGGATCCTGGTTCGGTCCGTCACCCATCTTGAATGTAGTATCACCCATTTTTACCTCTGTAACGTCAACCGGTACAGGCGCAGCAGGCATAGTGTCCGAAGCTCTGTTTGTTTCGTGGTTATAGCTAAGAAGGTCAACGGCCATGTTAGCCCATGTGAAATACAAGGCCTTCGGAACCTCAGTGATATTGCAGTAGTTTTTAATTGCCTGCTCCACTTCCTCTAGAGCGAGCAATATATCCGTAGCCTCGAATTTGCTCTTCGTCTTCGCATTGACGATTGCCAACAGGGCCGTATAGCTCATTGACACTTCTCCTCCCATCAAGGGACTTTAATTTCCGCTCATAAGTCCCTCTCTGATTGCCTCTATGATGTCCACTTTTCTTTCAAGCCCGGCAAGGTTGATGTTACGCTCTTTTGCATACGCACGGAGCTCACTGATTTTCATGTTATACAGGTCAGGCACTTTGGGAGAGTTATTCTCACCTTTAGTGCCCTGTTCGCCTTTGTTGTTCTGCTCGTCCTCGTTTTCCTGCTCATCTTTAATGAGTGAGTTGACAGGTTCCTCACACCATTTAGGGCCTTCCAATATGACAGCCCCTTCCTTTACGAGCATGTCATAATCGCTGTCATCAGCTTCAAAAGGAGTGTGAGGAGCCCTAAATATTCCGTTGTATTTTACTATGTGGTTAAACAGAACTTTCATCTAGGACTCCTTCCTCCTTATCAATACTTGATGTTGAATACCTTGTCCATGTTCTCGAACGAAGGCAGAACGATCTCGGATACCCAGTTGATGATGTTGACCGGCAGTGCGATCTTCTCTGTTGAAACAGCTACGCCCGTATTCACGATTGCCACATTGGCCAGCGTGTTACCGGACATAAGATCTGCTTCTTCCGGAGTCGTGCCGTACCAGGTATTACCGAGTATTCCGTCAGGCAACAGGGTGACCTGGCCGTGGTTCGGATAGAAGAACTGGTCGTTCCTGTCCGTGTCCTTATACATCTTATCGTAAATCTGAATTCTCATTTGGGTCATGTTCTCGACGAATGTCTTGACCTGAGCTTCAGTTACGATGATGTTACTTGCCGATGCTGCCAGCGGGTTGATACCCAACTTGATGGACTCGTTCATCAGAATATCCGTCCAGGTGTCATAACCCATAATCATACGAGTCAGAGTTATGCCCCTCCTGGCTGCTTCTCTCTTAACAGCCAGTATGTCACTGATAGGATTGCTGTTCTTGTGATCCGACCACTTATTGGTACCAAGCAGAGTGACAAGGTTTTTCTCCTTCCACTCGCCTCTCGGGTCATAGTTGTAGTCATAGGACACAACCTGACCGGAGTCCGCCGGAGATGCGATGGTGAATTTTCCTTCCGTAATGAGCTTCATTCTCATTATTTCCGGAGTTACCATAGCACCGTCGATGAGCTGTTTGGTGTCATCAAAGATCCTGGTGATAATCTGTTGAGCATATGCATTTCCTGCATTGGATTCAGCAAACATGAGAAGCTGCTGCCTGTCTTCTTCACCGAGCCTCATTGCCTCTCTGAAGAAAGGCATCCTTGTGCTCTCAGTGCTGACTCCACCCCTGTCTCTGAGTACAGGCTTGGCGTCGAATGCTGACGGCATCAAAGCCACCGGCAGCTCGTCATAACCCTTGATCCACTCGAGCTTCAGACCGATTTTCTTCCTTGCCGGGAACAGCACTTCACCCAGGAACGGAATACGATTCGATTCCAGGGTTTCATAGTATGACGCAATGGCTCTCGCTGTTACGAGATCAAATATGCTACGCGGCATTTGAATGATCCTCCTTCCATTTTGTCGCTATCCTGGCTGAATTAACCCTACTGAGCTGCTGTCACAGTTGCAACCGTGACTGCGTCGGTGGGTGCAACACCAAGCGAGATGACATCAGCCAAAGGTTTGATTGTGACAGAACCTGCTGCAGTGGCAGCGGTTGCTTTGAGAGTGACAAGTATATACTTGCCGCCAGGTGCTACCGTGATGCTGTCAACACTCAACTTGGTCGTGCTTTCGCCGGTTATTGTCCATTTGTTGAGGTTGCCTGCTTCTTCTCTGAATGTAGCGTTTGCGATAGTAACCGGAACAGTGATAACCGTATCCTTCGCAGTGCCGCTAGCTACTTCAGGTGCGATCGCATTCAGCTCAACCGGGCCGGGACTGACTACGGGCAGGAAGTGTATTCCTCTCATAGCAGCCTTAGCGTTAGCTGAAACTACAACAGGAAGCTTCGCTGTGGCTACGAACCCGTGAATCAGAATAGTGCCGGTCCTGTCGCCGTCTGTCACGTCCAGATCGTTGAAAACGAGACCAATTGCATTGGCGTCGTTGGACGGGTACGGCGTACCAGCTTTGATTATTTTTCTGCCTTCAGGCGTCGTCACCGCTAACGCATGGCCTTTTTCAAAGACCTGAGCTACGGCGACGTAATGATCCGGAAATACTAGAATGCCTTTACTGGAACCGTAGGTGTTGATGTTGTACTCGACTGACATTTGGCCTACCTCCTATTTGAAATAATAGTTTTCTGCACTGTTGAGGACAGTACCTGCTTTCTGCTGGGCCAGCATCTTTCCGTACTCGGCAGCTTCGTCTTTGCTTCCGTTGGAGCTGTCACTGCTGTCCATCGGAGTCTTTCCAAAAATCCATCCAGTAGGCGGCTGCTGTTGCTGCTGCGTATCCTGAACAAAGTAGTGTGGCTTCGCTTTCTTCAAAGCCTCTATCTGTTCAGAAAGCCCAGACTTGATTTTGCCATCCTCCAGAACAATCTTTGACATGTCCAGTTTTGGAAGAACATCGTCGGCATCGACTACCTTGCCCTGAAGCTCTATTCTGATCGCTGCTTCCTTCTGAACGTTGAGCAGATCTTCCTGATATTTCTTCGCAGCCTCCTGGTTCTGCTTCTCCAGGTCCGCTACTTTCTGCTGAAGCTGTTCTGCAGTGCCTTTGAACTGGCCGAGTTCGTTGATCTGCTTGTCACGTTCCTGAACCTGCTGTTCGAGAGATTTAACTTTCTCTCTTTCAGCTTCGAATCGAGCCTTAGGCACATAGTTGCCGTCGATTGCTTCCTTGTGCATCTTCAGCACAGTTTCAGCCTGTTCTTTCGTTAAACCGGTTGCCATCAATTGTTCAATTGTCATAGTACAATCTCCTCCCTCATTCTCGCCTTGTTTCGCGGGTCGGCTCCCGCTGAATGATCTTCAATTCTATTATAATACATATTTTTGTAATTGTAAAGAAATTTCTCTAGATTATTCCTCAACCACATATTTTTTCATGAATGAAAGAATGCGTTCCTGATACTCATCCGACACAAACCGCTTAATCCACTGTTCCTGAGACATTCGTCTAGGCGTCTTTATAGTGTTACCAGAATCCTTATCAATCCTGTAATCACTGGCCCCATTTGGAAAATACGCGAATGTAGTAGAACGACAATTAGGATGCATTGGGGGATAATTGACTCCCACTTTGGCCTCAGAAACCTGGAAAACTTTTCCATGCAAACTTCGACAGATTTCTGAAGTGCGCATGTCCAGTACCGCTGTGTATTCATAGTATTTAATCCTCGCTGCTTTATAAGATTCAAGAACAGCTTGATTAGTTATGAAATTTACTTCAGTGCGAACAAGTGCTCTGGCCCTATTCTTTGATGTGTTAAACTCTTTCGCTAGCATGTCTGCCAGCTGATTAGAAGTGAGCCCACGAGCAAACGCTTGCGGTATAAGTGTCTGTAACTGTTTAACAATTGCGTCCCTGTCATTCCATAGCCTCGTGCTATAATTAGCTCCGCTCCACCGTGTTCGCATGGCTTTATCCATATCAGTTTTGTCAAGGTTGACAAATAATATTTCGTCCTCCAAGCCCTGCGCCATGGTGTAGTAATTGTCGTAATACGCAACGATATAATTGGTTTGCAGCAAATCTGTCATCCATGCGTACTGTTTCATCTTAACCTTTTCAATCTCGTTGCGTATACTGGCTTCTAATGTTTCCATTCGTGACAAATAAACACGTTGTAAAAGCCCTACCAAATATTCTTTGTACTCGTTGGATAATTCGAGTGTGTCAGCAAGCTGTAACCACTCTTTTACGAGAGCGATAAAACTTCTACGCTCGCGGTCGTTAAGACGACGGCGAGCGTCAGCATAGGTGATTTTATTTTCTCGAGCATATTTGTGATAAAACGCATCAATCTCTTTGCGGATGACAGCAAGAGCAATTTCATAGGCTTCAATAAGAGACTTTTCAAATTCAAGGACTGATAACTCAGCCCTCACTATCATCTCCTCTAGGCGTTGAGCCCAATATTCCTTATTTTTCACAATGTTCCCTCCCATGTTTCAGGCCTTGCTGATACATACAATTTTTGCATAGAGTCTCTTTTTTTGTTCTCCAGAATACTCTCCAAATTGTTCATTGCTTAGCGCTCCTTTGGCCTTCAGCAGGGTTACTTACTTTCTTACCGTATTCAGCCTCCAACGCGAGAGTTTCCTCAGTGGTCTTATACAGCTCTTCGACTTCTTTCCGAGGATTGAGAGTCCACGGATGGTTAGCAGCTATTGTTTCATCTGAGATAATTCCTTTGCTGGTGAAGCAATTCTGAATTGTCTCAGACTCGTTGATGATGACGTCTCTGTTGAACACGATCTCGTATTCAACGTCTGTAAAGTCTTCTCCTTCTTTTGCCATTATATCCTGCTGTATGAACCAGAACAGATTCATGAGTGAACGCTGGAGTTCAGAACCCCAATCCATGCAATCCATATCCAGGTCAGCATAAAGGAATCTGAGAGCGACTCCGGACGTGTCTCTGATATCTTTATTAGCAGTATTGACGCCCTGACCAAATTCGTATATGTCCTGTCTAAGTCGTTCAAGATGCTTGTCAATCTCCTCGATGTTGAGTTTTGTTTCGAGAGATTTTGCGTCACCGTCACCCTGAACGAATATTGTACGGTACTGGTTCTTGTTATGTACGAACTCCTCTTTGGATGCGCCGTCATAGTTCTTGACGACTGTGATGGAGTTCGGGAAATCATCGATGCTGTTAGCAACGCCACTCGTCTTGCTGTCGTAATCATCTATCAGAGTTTTTATTCTGGACAGCAAGTTCTGTTCGTCCGGGTCATACTTAAATGGAATGAACGGTATTTTAGCCCAATTGACTCCAACCCTTTCTGTTTCTCCGGTAGCTTTATTAAGCTGGGTCACATAAAAGTTCGAAGTATAGGGCTCTTCTGTCTCAACAAGCTCTCCATTGTCGTTATACTGGAAATGATAAACGCCCTCAAGAGTGTAATAGTCGACAAATTTCAGGAGTTTCTTTTTACCGCCCTGATACTGCTCGATTGTGTACTTGCGAATAGCTGCATCCAACACGATGTGGTCGCTATCCGCCCATAGAGGAATGACCTCTTCCGGGTTCACTCTTTTGAACTTCAGTTCGCCCTCCTCATTGTAGTACACCATTATCCAGCCCATACCTTTGACAATCGAATCACGGGCAACGTTCTTTATCATGCTGAAAAAGTTCATGCCCATGTATTTACGAGCTTTTTCGAAAAACCTATCAGCTCGTTCGTCGTCCGGGGCTGATTTAGTACGGGCGAGCGTAAATGGCTTTCCGAGCATGTATCCTATTTTCTGCCGAGTGAGCTTCCTGAGAAAATTGTGATTCAGCTTGTTGTTAGCAAGAACTTTCGACTCGACAAGAACAGGCTGCCCGGTAGTCGGGTCACGACCGATAACCATTCTCTTCGCTTTGTTGATATCGTTTTCGTTGTTGTAGTATCGCCAAGCTACGTCCATGTTTCTGCGAAATTCGCTGCCCTCGAACTCTGATATAACAGTTGAGAGAAATTCTCTCAGAGGTTTTCCTGTATTTGAATGCTCGGCGATCTGATGGGAAATGACTTCTGTTAGAGTCTGTCCGATAAAAGTGAACATAACTTCACTCTCCTTATATCTGTCGACTTCATTTTAATTATATGGTACATATGACCAAAAGTAAATGATTAAAAACTAAAAGTATGTTGACCAATATCTTCGCTAGCATAACGCATAGCGTCCATAAAGTGGTTGTATTCGTCTATGGGTTCATTCAAAACCTTGCCGTCCTTATCTTTGCTCCAGATGTAGTTGTTAAATTCAACAAGAGCATTTACGCACCTTGGATGAACGAATATTTCGTAGTCCTGTAATTTCTGAATACCGGCACGAACCGAGTCCGGACCCTTTTTAGCAGGCCTGATACGACGAAGCCCGAACCCTCTAACTTCCTCGATTGATTTAGGTTCAGAACTATCTGCTTTAATCAGTTCGTTGCCATAACCCATTCGAATAATCTCGTCCGCTATCATCTTGTTTGTCATCTTGTATTTATACATCTCGTCAAATATAAATATCTGACGATCTTTTTCATTAACCATAAGTGCTGCAAACGCAGTCGGGTCGTTGGAGAAGCCCCAGTCGAGACCGAATAGTTCTCTGTAATAAGGACGACCCTGTCTATCAGTCATATTACGCAACGCCTGTATATCGAATTCGTATTCCTTCCAGTTCGTGTAAACGAGTCCTTCTGCAATACCCCATTCACCGAGTCCTTCGATTCTGTAACGTCGAGGGTTTTTGATTTTCATATCTTCGAACACACGCAAGTCTTCCGCATCGAGGAACTCGTTACAGAGGTAATTGGTGGTCAAGCATAATATGTTTTCCCTATCTTCGCCACGTTCGTAAACATCAAAGAATCGCTTCTTTAGCCAAATGTTCTCGGACCACGGGTTGAAGGTGCATGTAATCTGTTTGAAATACCCCTCAGGGACAGCACCACGAATCGAAAGGTCGAGTTTGTTAAATTCTTCTTCATTTGTAATCTGAAATGCTTCTTCTATCCATACCCAACACAGGTATCCAGTTTCGACTGTAATTGATGTGATACTCTGCGGGTCATCGAACCCTCTAAACAATATCTTCTGTCCAGTAGGTATGTAAATCAGCTCGAGGGGGTTGATTGTCGCTTTCCACAGGTGTTTAACACCGAGTCGATTTGTCGCCCATTTTAACTGAGCAAATGTCGAGTCTCGATGTGTATTAAAATATCGACGAACTACAACGGCGTTAGCGAGAGGATATTTCATCATGTTGTATATAAGCCATAAACTCATGGTACACGATTTCTTCGATCCACGGCCTCCTTTTACGACTCGATACCTTCCTTTGAACCTCCAGAACTTGCCATAACCTTTGCCGACAATCTGAGCAAGGTCGACTCGCTCATACGTTTCATGCAGCGACATTATTTAGACCCCTCCGATTGTAGTTTCTTGATTCTTGCCAGCATTCTATATACGTCATAATCCGGCAGAACCACTGATAACAGATGTGAGAACAACTCTTCGTCATTATGGCCTATACAAGCCTCGCCGCGAGAGAGACATATCAGGCGACTCACGCATGTCTCACATGCTTTAGTCTGAGTAGACATTACAAATCACTCTCCTCGTTACTATATTATAACATCTATCTTCAAAAGTCAATGCCGAGTCGATTCCCTTCCGGGTTCCGGTGCACTTTTGACCCCCTGCGAATATAACCCAATATACTGCCATTTTACTCGACTCGGTAATTTCTACAAAACGCATCTAAAATTTTCGTAATTATTCAATTTTCAACCACGCAGCTTAGGCGTACGGACGTTTTCTCGGTGTTGTCAATGTAATTTTACCTTTAAAATTACAACGCCTTCTCACGCCGTATAACGCCTTACAGCCATATATACAAGATATAGCCTATGTTACGGCGTTTTGACACAACAAATTGTATAAGAATCGATTCGAGATATGAGACTTCGAGAATGAATTTCGAGATTTCCTCGACCACCTTTATGCAGCGAGAGCATATTCTTGACTCGGCCTTTATGATCTCGAGTGTATTGAGTGGGTCGATCCACACAACACAACATGTAGTACCGGGCCCACCCCCTCCACAATATGTTGTACCTACGTTAAATCCACAATATGTAGTATATTACTTGTTATAACAACACAATACATAGTATTATACTACATATTGTGGTTAGTTATCGATAAACACAACATATAGTATAATACTATATATTGTGGTTAGTTATTGATAAACACAACATATAGTATTATACTATATATTGTGGTTAGTTATTGATAAACACAACATATAGTATAATACTATATA